TTAAATTAGCTTTAATTTTATCAAAGTCCATCTCTGACGCATTAATTCTTTTAGTACTCATCGTATTCTCTCTAGTGTTGTTTCTATATCAGCTACATCTTCAGTAGCAACTACTTGAATTGTTATAACTATATTAACTATATGTGGGTTTGATGCTGAACTATTAATATTCACATTTAATACTATAACTCTTGGCTCATCATTACTAATAGCTATAGATATCTGACTAGCTATAGCAGCTAATGTAGGATAGCTTAGATCTTCAAAAAGAAACTGTCTTAAATTAGCACCAAACTCAGGGTTGAATAATCGTTCCCCATAGTTAGTACTTAATATATTAAGTACACTCTGCCTAATAGCATCTAACTCAGTAACTACTGATACATCAGAAGACGAAGATACATTAGGGTTTGCTTTAAACAAAAAGTTTAAATCTGAAAATTGTTTACGAACTAGTAATTCTGCCATATAGCTATTTATTCATTTAAATAAATGTTTTCGCCTTTTAATTGCAAGATACCAACTGCTTCTATATTGATATTCTCTCCGGCCTTAATACTAATAGATTTGTCAGCTTCTATATTAACGTCTTCTTTAGCCAATATATGACAATGGCTATTGGCATGGATCTTAATTTCATTACCAGCTTCTATATTAATATTATCATTAATATTAACTGTAGCTGACATGTCACCCTTAATTACAATCTCCCCTTGAACATGAGCATCCATGTGGCCAGCACACGCTATATTAACATTATTAGAACATATTATATTGACAGAACCAAATACCTCTAAGGTATCATCACCAATAACTAACTGATAGTTATCTCTTTCTATTCTTTCTACCTTAGTACCATTTGACTGAATCTCATAGTAGGTACCAGACATATGTTTTTCTCTAATACGCTCTGAACCAATAGTATCATCATATTCTTTAAGGTGGCCTGATGTTGTTTCATATACATGATTACGTGGATACTGTGGGTTGTAAGTTGAATATGGTTGGTACTTACCTCTATTAGTATCAAATTCAGAGTCAGGATCCATCTCCCCTCTAACCCTAGTATTATTATCACCAGTTCCTAATCGTTTAGGGAATATACCATCAGGGTCACTAAACCCTTTAGTAGTAGATACACTTGAGGTATTACTTGTGGTAGGTAAAGATCCAAATACCATAAAATCTTGGTAATGTTTATCAATAAAGGTACCTACCACCGATGAACCATTAACTAAATATGTTGAATGCCCTAAGCCAGAAATACCAGGGGTATTACCACTAGCCATAACAATTGACCAAGGTAAGGCTGAAGTTGGGATATCCCCTTTATTATCAGTGTGGATATGCATTACCCTAACTTGTACCCTTCCTAATCTTTGAGGGTCTAAGTTATTTTCTACAATGCCGTAATATAATTCCATAATTTATCCCTTAAACATATCAATTGATTGTGTATAATCTAGTGTAGTAACATCGATGTGGTGTGCAATATTGGATATAATATATCCTCCAGAATATTTATTATTATATTTCTGAATAGCCTCATTAGTAGTTAGTTCTAAGGAAAGTTTATTTCCTACATGCAATGAAGGGATAGCTTGTACCCCATAAGCACTAACTACAAGGGTATCTATTCTTGCATAAATACTCTTAATATTACTGATGTTCTGTGAATCTCTTTTATTTAATAAGCTAGTAATACCTATATCATACATATTATCACGTACAATAGTAATATTCTCTGCTGAATTTGGATAATCACCATATGTAGCTTTAGCTACATTCGAAAATGCTAAGTCAACCTCATTAGTATTCGAACCATATACCCCACTACCTAACTTAGCTATCACATCATTATGTTCTTTATGGATTATAATATTTGAAGCTATCCCTATTCTATTAACAGCATGGGATATATTAGATTCATTAATGATCTTTGGGGTAATAGTAAATACTGGCTCTGCCTTAGTCATTGCTTCTAAAGAAGTTAAACACGAATTAGAAGAGAATTTCTCAAATATAAAAAATGGAGTTATATCTTTATCATACATCTTACTCATAATTTCTTTAACCGCTGACTTAGGGCTAATATTAGGAGCTATATATTGTCCCTTAGTTACAGAATCAGCTAATACTGTTAATGAATCATTACCATATACCCCATTGTAAATATTATTAATGATCTCACTACTTAAACCACTATAAACTTTAGATAATAATATTGAAGAATTCTGTAGATCATTTAAAGAACCTAAATTAATATTATATGTTTTCTTATGTTGGTGGGTTGTTAAGTCCATATCAGTTATCCCATCAACTACAAATTGATGGCTGAATACTGTCTTAAAGTAAGTTAATTCAATAATGATTGAGCTACCAATATTGATGTTAGTATCTGATAACCCGACCCCATCAACTATCTCCATATTACCGGTTAGATTCTTACTTAAATTTTCGATTACATTAATTTTATATACTAAATCAGTTATCGGTAGGGGATTAGAGCTACCATCAAGCTTAATATAAACTTCTAAGTTATCTAATTCCATTAGGTCATTTCTCTTCGGTATTCAGCAATGAATTCATCGATGCGTTCTGGCTTTATTATATTAATGGTTCTATTAGCATTATTAATAAATGCTTCATATTCATAGTTACTTATTATACTAGTACCTGCAGCACGTGGGTTAGTTATATCACCAGTAAAATTATCAACATAGTATTTAGGGCCAAAGGCTGCATCCCCTGAAAATTCAGATAAGAATATTGATGAGCCATCTCGAGTAATATATTCACCTGTTGCTCTAAATTCTCCTTCAATCATATCAACTATAACATATTTTTGTGAAGGAAAAACCTCACGGACAGTAGCCCTAGCGCCTGATGTATTACCTGTGACCTCATCACCAGCCTTTAGTGGGGTTGCGTCATCAGTAAGACTATTAACGCCAACGGCATCGCCTAAGTTAGATTCTATCTCTGCTACTATTACCGTACCTACATATTTTGCTTTAGTATATTCAAGTAATTGATCTTGTGATTTAGGCCAATCATTCCAAATATTATTTAGTTCAGAATTTAATAATATGAATGTCCAATAGTATTCAGTAGTTCCATATAGCCTAGTACTTAACTGCTCTGGTCTCTCTCCATCTTCAATTAAAATATCACTATATAGTTCAATGCTTTGCAAAGTTCGATAGTTAACTTTAGTTGTAGACGTTAAGTTAACTACATTACTAAATACCCCATCCCCTTCAAAATCGTAAGCAGTGTTTTTAAAAAAATTAAAATATCCCATAATTAGTATCCTCTCTCTTCTACATCATCACGATATATTGGTGTTATTTCACTTAACGTGACGCTAAAATCTATTTCAACTGGAGTATTATCTACTTCAAAAAACGATGCTGAATTAGGGTTATATGTAACATTTGTAGATGTTATAACTAACGGCGGTAATCCTGCAAAACCTTTTGCCCCATGGAATGATATAACTACTTGGTCTGGTACAGATAAGGTTATAGATGATTTTCTATTAGCATGGGCAGATCCTCTAAAGCGTTTAATTATATCTTGGCATGCTATAGATTCTTTAGCACTATCTGGTAAGAACTTCCATTGAAAACTAAATGATCTTAATTGTGTATTTTGGTATTGCATGAACTCATTAGGATTCATTACTTTTCCTTTTCTTCTTAGTAATTCATCAGCTAAAGCATCTGTTCCGATTCCAAGACCACCACCACCTACAGCTGCCCCCGCCAAACCACCACCAAGCTTACCTAGGAGACCACCAATAGCTGTACCAATTGCTCCAGAAGACTTTGCCGCTAATACTAATGCATCCTCCTCGCCCCAGCCTTTCTTAAAATCAGTACCATTATTTACAACTTGCCCTAATGCTGCTGCTAATTTTCTACTTTGCTGGTCATAATTCATACTATCGCTAATATTAACACCTGCTGGCATATATAAACATATTCTACCATTATTTTTTACAAGAGTCCGCTTGGTCTTTTTAGTAATCCCATCAGATATAGTCGCAGGCTCACGAAATTGATCAATCGTTACCCCACACTCTGACCTAATGCCTCTTCTACTCTGTACTTTCTCTTCACAACCCGCGGGTTTGTTAATTACAGATTGGGGGTGTGGATTTGCAGTCGTAGTAGTTTCATCTAATCTAAAAAATTCAAATAACATAAATGGATCAACTGCTAAGCTACCACCTTGATTAGCCCATTGGTTTGAAACGTTCTGTGATATTTCAGGACTAGAATTATAATTTATACCGTCATTATCCCCAATACCAGCTATAGGTTGTCCTAAATCTGCTGGGTATGAAAGGTATATTGTATTTGCCTTCGAAGGTTTATCCCCAGACCACGCATCAGCTACATCCTGAAAAAACGTTCCATTTGCTATTTGTGAAAAAAGTCCCATAATCGATGAATAAATAGAATTAATAATAGTTATTTATAGCTGAAATGAAAAAAACTTATAGTGGAAAATGGAAACCTAAATACCCTGGTAAGTACAATGGGGATTATACTAAAATAACATATAGATCATTATGGGAACGTAATACATTTAGATGGATTGAAAAGCAATCTTGGGTGAAGTGGTGGAACTCAGAGGAGACTATTATCCCTTATATATGTTCTACTGATAATAAGCCTCATAGGTATTTCATTGATCTTACTATACGAACAACTAAAGGCCAGACCATATTAGTTGAGATCAAACCAGCGGCCCAAACTAAGCCGCCAAAGCGAAAGAATCTTAATGAGGCCTTAAGATATATGAAGAATACCTCTAAATGGAAGTATGCTAAAAGGTATTGTGATCAACGGGGATATAAATTTGAAATATGGACGGAGAAGACCTTAGAGAACTTTGGTATTAAGACCTTAATGAATAAGGCTAAAGCTAAGACGGGTAAACGGACATGGAAGTCATTTAAAAGAATTAAGAAAAAGATATAAATAACAGTATGGCAGAATCACTATTTGACAAATTAGAAGGCGAAGCATTCCGTAAGGGTCTCACAAAGAGGTCTAAGGAAGCTAGTAAATGGTTTATGCAGAAAATGAAAAATATGCAGAAAATCAATATGCACACAATGATTAAAGATCCGCGGCTAGTTAAGAAGCAGCGTCCTAGGGTGGGTGACATGTTTATGTATGCCTATGATCCAAAGAACAGAAGGACCTTACCATATTATGATAGGTTTCCCTTAACTATTATGGTGGGTAAAGCCCCTGGTGGATTTTATGGTTTAAATTTACATTACCTACCATTAAAACATAGGGCTATATTCTTAGATAGATTAACATCAATTACTAATAATAAAAAGTTTGATGAGACCACTAGAATGAAATTAAGCTATGATTTATTAAAGGCTGCTACTAAATTTAAATACTTTGCGCCCTGCTTTAAGCATTATCTTACAGAGCATGTTGATTCTAAGATAATGAAAGTAGAAGCAAGTGAGTGGGATATAGCAATATTCTTACCAACAGAGAACTTTGCAAAGGCGAAGAAAACAAAAGTCTGGAAAGACTCAAGGAGTAAATACTAATGTTACCAGCTAATATAGATGCTTTAAAATCTACCATTGGAAAAAGGGGAGGAGTAGCTAGGGCTAATAGGTTTGCTATCTATATTACCCATCCTAAAATGAAGGCTCCTATGGGGTCAGGTCTATTTAATACTGATCTTGGTGGAATAATTTCTAATATAGGTGGTTCATTGTTATCTGGTGGTTCAATTGATCCTATGGCTTTCATTAATGATCCCCGTGATATGTTTTTACTATGTGAAAGTGTTCAACTTCCAGGTAAACGTATTGCTACGATGGAATCATTTATTACCCATAAAGCTATTAAGAAACCTTATTCATACTTAGTAGATGAAGTAACATTTACCTTTATCCTTACTAATGATTATTACGCTAGAAAGTATTTTGACCAATGGCAAAATATGGTAATTAACCAAGATTCAAAGAAATTAGCATATAAGAGTGATTATGTGACTGATATAACTATACAGCAGTTGTCACCGTCAAATGATTTTTTACCGGTATATAGTATTAAATTAAAGAACGCATTTCCTATTGCTGTTAATGCTATAGAGTTATCTAATTCACAAGAAAATAGCTTATTACAATGCTCAGTCACACTATCCTTCGATGATTGGGAACAAAGATCTTTAGGAGAAGGAATTATTGACGCTGTTGGCGATTTAGGTACTATTATAAGAGGTACCGGGAGCCAATTAGCTGGATTATTTAATTAAAAACATATTATGGAGAATATATTATGAATACACTACCAACACTATCAGTACCAACATATAGACTAACTATACCGTCTATACAGAAAGAAGTAAATTACCGTCCGTATTTAGTTCGCGAAGAGAAAATTCTAATGATTGCATTAGAATCTGAAGATGCTAACTCAATGCTTGAAGCTATGGTTGATATTGTTAAAGAATGCATAACATGGGATGGAGATGTTTGGAAATTAGCAAAGTATGATATTGAGTACATATTTTTAAAATTAAGAAGTAAGAGTGTTGGAGAGACAATTGAGACCCAACGGTCTTGTATTAACGAAGAGTGTGATCATATTGCTAATTATAAAGTAATATTAGATGATGTTACTGTTAAAAATATTAATGCTAAACCTGATAATACTATTAAATTAGCAGATGATTTATCATTTGAATTAGCATTTCCAATAGTACGTGATGAAATGACTGAAATAGCTGAAGATACTAAAGAAGCAGATATATTAATTAATAGTGCCGCGGCATCATTAGTTACCATTTATCATGGTGATAATATATATGACGCGCGCGCTGTACCCCTCCATGAACGTATAGAGTTTATTGGAGGACTAAGTACTAAACAGTTTGCTGACATAATTGCATTTTTACTAGATGTACCTCATTTGTCATATGAAGGTAAGTTCAAATGTAATAAGTGTGGTACAGATAATACATTTGAATATGTAGGACTACTTGATTTTTTTACTTAGCTCTTTCGCACGATTCTCTGGAGAATTACTTTAGAATGAATTTTTCGTTGATGGGAGAGTATAATTATAGTTTAACTGAGTTGGATAACATGTTGCCGTGGGAAAGAGAGATTTATACAAATTTACTAATTAAGCAGATTAACGAGGATATAAAGGATGCCGATAGATAATAAACAAAATGGTGCTAGTGATAAGCGCAGTAAGTTAAAACAGCAAGAACAACAATCTAGGGTACAACAGAGTTTAGATGGATCTAAACATAAATTAGGTGATATTGAAGGTAAGTTCGGCGAATTAGCTAAAGTACTTGAATCCTTAAATCAAAACGTTGATGCCCTTAAGAAAGTTGAGATAGCACAGCTTGCTGGTGACGTTGTTTCTAGAGTAATGGCCACGGATACTGAAAAGAAACACTTCATGAACACTGGTAAATGGATGGTTGAATCCAATGCTCGTAATGAAGCAGGTTTGCGTGAGATATCTAAACGTATAACATTATTCCATGGCTTTATGGCAGGTGATTCTAAAGATCAAACTAAAGAGCGTTTAAGAATAGCTAGTTTAGAGCATACTGATGCTATTAAGAAGCATCGTTCAGTTGGTATGGCCCAAATGAACTTTTTGGCTAAGAACAAGATTTCTAATATTGCTGGTTTAGTAAGTGGTGAGGGATTTAGCGCAGAAGCAGCAAAGAAATTACGTAAAGAATGGGACGAATTATCTCGACATAAAGCATCAAAGTCCGATGAAAAAGCTATTAAAAGGGCCTTACGTGATAATAAAGATCCTAGAAGTGATATATTATTTAGTGATATGGGTATATCTAAAGCCTCTAGCCAAGGTAAGCGTGAAGATGCAGATGAAATAGCGCGGTTGGCTAAAGAATACCTTGATGATACAGATGGGAGACGTGCCCATACTACTGTTATTGATGATGGCACTAATGCACCAAAATTTGGTGGTGGTGGCGGTAGTGATTTAACTACCCTTACAAAATATGTGGATGATATTGACCAATTGAGTGGGGCTATTAAAGCTAATAGTGATGGTATGGTTCATACCTTACTAGATATAAAACATTCATTAGTTCCACCTGGTGGAGGTGCTACCCCTATAGCAACTACATTAGGCCTATTGAAAGTTAATTCTGATGCTATGGTTCAGATGACTATGACTATGGAAAAATTAGCACATGATGATATGAAACTAGCTGCAGAAATGGCTAGAGAAGCAAAGGGTCAAGCCTTAAGAGATAAGGAAAAGAATAGAGAGATTAAAAAATCTATAGTTGCTGGATCTACTGGAGCCGGTGCGGCCGGCGCCGGTGATAGTGAATCAAGTGGTGGCTTAGCTGGTGGCATAGTTGCTGGCATAGCTTCACTTTTTGCTGCTAAGGGTTTATTAGGTGGTCTTGGTGGTAAAGATGCTAAAAGCGTTATTAAAGAAAAAGAGTCAATTAAAAAGTCACGGGCCCAACTTAAAGCTGATCAACGAAAATTAAAAGCAGATAAAGCAAAACTTAATAAGAATACTAAATTATCTGGTGATAAACTTAATAAGGCTAATGGTAAACTTAACGCTCGTACAAACAGATTAGCTGGAAGGGCTAAAGTTCTTGCTAAAGCAGAAGCAGCTAATGTAGGTAAAGTAAAAGGCCTATTAAGAGAAATAAAAGATTGGACTAAATCAGCCCTTAGAGATAACCCAAAGGCTAAAGGTGCTATTAAATCAATTGTTAGAGGTGGTAAGGGTAAGAAGGTTATTGGCGCCCTTAAAGCAGCTTTACGCTTTGTACCTGGGGCAGGAATACTAATTGCAATATTATTAATGGCTACTGAAGCTGCAGCCTCCGCGTATTTCGAAGAAATTCTACGTGAAATGGATGCAGAAGAA